GGTCTATACAATAGAAATTGATCAATCAGAAAGAGTGGTGGTTACTACACAATCTTTAAGACTTTTTCCAGGATTTTCAAAAGTAGGACCATTTAATGCTCCAGTATTTATAAGAAATACAAAAGACCTTCAGAGATTTTATGGGGATATAGATAAAAAATTAGAAAGAAAAGGTTCTTTTTTCCATAGATCTATTCAAACTGCTTTATTACAGTCACCTGTATTTGCTATTAATCTTTTAGGTGGACTTAATACTGCTCCAGATTCATCTTTAGATATGAGTCAGGGGATTTCTTTATCTCTAGACTGCAGTAAAAATAATTTTGGTGTTTTTAGTGATAAATATGTTAATTTCTTTAATAGAGAAAGATTCTGGAAAGCAGATCCTGAATATCTTTTAGGAATAGCTTCTAATAAAGAAGGGGTATCAGATGCTATAAGTACTTCCCTTATTCAAGTTGCGAATGTTGGAACTAAGACTATATCATTTATATTTAGAAAAGCAATTGGGTTACAAGGATACGATGTTTTTGCTAAAGATTGGTATGGATCAGATACAAATATACCTTATGAATGGATACGTCCATATGATAAGATAAGTGATTACTTTATTAATATTATAGCTATAGAAGGAGATTGGACAAATTATACAGCATTATCAACAGATCCCTATTACTCTAATTATTTTTCAGATAAAGGAATTTTACCTTCAAAAGTTAATGAATTTATAAATCTTTCTAATGTTAATTTAGTAGGTTCATGGATTGGAACTATTATACCGGATTTTAGAGATAAAACTGGTGCTAATCAATATATTGAAGATATAGTTAATTCATCAACTCAGTTAACAGGTGTTTTACTTAATATTAATAAAGATGCTCTTGATCAGCTTATTTGGGATGAGGATCAACAGCAATGGGAAATGGGTGATGGTTCTTCAACAACACCTGCATCTTGGATTGTAGACTTAGTTGGACATAGATTAATTGATAATGTTGGTGATGTTTCTACATCTTTCTTAAGTTATGAGATTGATGTATCTAATAATGTATTCCATGCTACATTAGATATAACTCAGTTAGACTCAACTGGTAAAGTATTTACTTTAGATTCGTCTTCTGATTATCTAACTGTTGGAACAATGGTAAAGAAGGATCCAACAGGAGGAATACCTGGAGTAACTTATGTAATTTCTAAGATTTATGATGGATCTACATATAAATTTGAAACTGCAGAGCCTATTTTTGGTTATCAAAGTACAGCTACTACTATAAAAATTCAAAAACCTATAGATGATCCTTCAATAGCAACATATTATTCTATTAAAAAACTTAATGGTCTAAAATTAACATCTAATCATCTTCCTGGATATGATAAAGATGGTAAACCTTCAATAGAGGAAGGCGTTGAAAAGATATATTCAATGTTAGAAGACTCAGGAATTTTAAGAGGTCTTACTAATCCAGAAATGATAAATTATAGATATATTGTAGATACTATGGCTTATGGTTTAAGACCTAATTGCGGTGGTAAAGTATATCTATCTAGACTTGCAAAGAAGAGAGGAAAAACTACAGCTATTATTTCTGCACCTTCAATTAAGCAGTTTGCTACATCTCAGGATCCTTACTTCTGTGATACTTTTATACCTGGATCAGATCCTAAACCTATATTTTCTACAGAATGGATCCCAAAAGGAGGTAATCCAGATATGCCAAGAAGCTTTAAATTTACTCTTCCCGATGAAGATAATGGAGCTAAATATTGCGGAGTATTTGGGCCATTCTTAAGATATACTGAAGGTGATACTACTATTGATGTTCCACCTGCAGCTGATGTATCTAATACATATGTTAGAAAATTTTTAGGAGGAGATCCTTATGCAATTGTTGCTAATCAGAATGGGGTTCTTTCTAATCCTAATTTAGCAGGGGTTGAATATATGATTGACCGTGAGGATAGAGATTATTTAGAGCCATTTGGATATAACTCTATTATTGAGAGAACATCAACAGGTCAAATTCTAATTTATGCTAATGTTACATCATATCAAAATGTAAAGAGTGATTATAATTATTTACATGTAAGAGAAATTCTTAATACAATAGAATTACAAGTTGATGAAGCTCTTAAGAATTTTGTATTCCAGTATAATACTCCTGTTATGAGACTTAATGTTGTTAATACTATTGCTCCTATCCTTCAGGCTATTAAAGATTCTGGGGCAATTTATAATTATGAAATTATAATGGATGAAAGTAATAATACTCCAGAGATCACCGATGAAGGATTTGCTATTATTGATATTGGGGTTTGGATTACAAAAGGAATGCAAAAGATTATTAATAGAATTAGTGTTAATAAATCTGGCGGAATTAGTTCCGGTGGATTTACAACTATATAAAAGAAGATAAATAAAATAAATTAATTTGATATGGCTGAAAATTTTAAAAGTCAAGGTTCTTTCGGCTTACCACATTTCAGAAATTCAAGAGCAGCTCAGGAATTATATGAGCCTCTATATTTGAATTTATTTACAATTCAGATATCATTACCTGTAGGTGTTGGGTCAACTGAGGAGAATACAAATTTATTGTTAGAAAATGTTCTGAGTATAAGTGGTCTTGAATCTAACTCTTTCCCAACAACTCCGGTTGGACAATATTATAAATGGGCTCAAAGACGTTTTGCTGGTGCAAAACCAGAAAAGACTACAATGGATATAACTATTAATTTTGAAGTTAACTTAAATAGAACTCCAAGTGCATATGTATTGAAAACCCTAAGAAAGTGGAATGATTTAGTTTATGACCCTTTAACTGGTCGTACAGGATTAAAAGCAGATTATGTCGCTCCTTGGGCTTTAATAACACTTTATGATAGAGCAGCTAATCCATATTGGCAATGGAAACTTTATAATGTTTTCCCAACAACTCCTATTCCTGCACCTGCACTTAGTTATCAGTCAGAAGAAATTTATAGAATAGAAGGTTATCAATTAGCTTGTGACAGCTGGGATGAAACTATTGTTTAATAATAATTTACTTTTTTTAATAAAAAGGTCTAATTTTAAGTTAGACCTTTTTTATTAAGATAATCAAAACTTTACTATTTTTTTAAGTATAATGATATATAAATAAACAGTATAAATTTTGAAATATGATAGAAGAAGATAAAATTAGAGAATTTGTTCAAAATCAAGAGAAAGGGGAAACTGAGACCCCTAATAAGCAAGTAGGTCCTCCTATAACAGAAACAGATAAATCTAAGCTACCTTGGCAAAAATCTGAGGAGCAGATATCTTTAGGGAATCAAATAGGTTGGGAAAAAATTAACATGAAAGATCTCCCGACACAAGGATTTTTTTATCCTGAAGGAACTGAGATAGCTATTAGATCAGCAACTACTGGTGAGATTAGACATTGGTCTTCACTTAATGAAGAGGATATTTCTGCTTTAGATGATATGATTAATTATATTATAGAAAGATGCTGTACTATAAAATTTCCAGGTAATAAATTTTCATCTTGGAAAGATATAAAAGAAGTGGATAGATTTTATATACTATTGGCTATTAGGGAAAGAACCTTTGTTAAAGGGGAAAATGTACTTCAAGTTAAAATCTCAGAAACTAAAAAGATAGATGTAACAAAAGACATGGTTGATTATATAACATTTGATGATAGACTTATGAGATATTATGATCCTGAAAAGAGATGTTTTTCTCTTAAGTTTAAAACAGGAAAAGTTCTTAATGTCTATCTACCATCAGTTGGTGTTACTAATTGGCTTAAGAACTATATTATTAGAAAACAGAATCAGATGGAGGCTTTCGATAAAGACTTTATTAATTTTGCTCCTTTTGTTATTCCAGATTGGAGAGGTCTTAATGATTCATCATACGAGAAGTTTGTTTATGAATCTCAGAATTGGTCGAATGCCGAGATTTCTATGCTCACGGAAATCCGAAAAATATTTGCTGATACGATCAATCCTGTAATAAAATATAGGGATGAGCAAGGAGGTGAGCGGAGTATTCCGCTCAACTTTCAAGGCGGGATTAAATCTATTCTCCTTATTTCAGATCCATTTTCAGAGCTTGCGTAAAATATATTTTATATTATCTGATAGATGGGGATGGACGGTATCTGATATTGATAAAGTAGAATTTTATATGATAGAATATCTTCTTCAAGATTTGGATGAAAAGATTAAAGAAGAAAATAAAATGTATAAAAAACAGGAAGAAGAGTATAAGAAGCAACAGAGTTCATATAAACCTCCAAAGATCCCAAATATTGGTGATAGAAATTATGGGGGATTTAAGATACCTGATTTCACCATGCCCAAATTAAATATTCCAAAAATAAGATAAAGTACCCATTAAGGGTACTTTTTTTATTGTTTAGAATATATAAATAAAATTTACATTTATAAATGCAGAATGCTAATGAATTATTATATCAGATTCTCCAAGTTGTAGGAAGAATAGAAGCTAATCAAAGAGGTTCTACAAAACAAGAAGGAGGAGTAACCCATAAAGCAGAAGATGGATCTATATCTACAAAATTAGGAGGAATCACTAAATCTTTTTCTGGTATTAGTTCTGGTGCTAAAAGAAATTTTTTATCATTTCTTAAAGATTTATTAGATATTTCTTCTAAAGCTAAAGATAAAGATGCTAAAAAATTAGAATACATAGCTAATTCTTTAGGAATTATAGGAGATTCATTACCATCTCTTGCTTCTGGGCTTGAAGAAATGGGAAAGATTAAAATGAAACAGGTAGACAGAGCTATATTGAATTTGAATGAGCTATATCAATTTATGTATGAAGCGGGGGATATTAGGAAAAGAAAAAGAGTTGAAGATGCTATAAATACTTTTGAAAAAATGGGGAAATCCCTTAAAGATATTGCTAAACCTATTAAAGATATATCACTATCATTTGCATATTTAGGATTAGGTATACTAGCATTAGCAGGATCATTAGTTCTTACCGGACTGATTCTTGGATTAGCAAAGCCTACAGATGTTCTCTTATTTTTAGGGTCATTTGTTGTTGGTATTTTAATGGTATTTGGATTATTATGGCTTACTAGAAAAGTTGTAGATAAAGGTATTGGGGTTATAAAGGATATAGGTATAGGAATGGCAGCTTTATCATTAGGTATAATATCTTTTGCTATTACAATAGCTGTTCTTCCTAAAATATTAGGGGAGACATCTATTCTTAAATCATTATTAATAATGGTTAGTATAGTTGTTGCAATGGCTCTTATGTTTACTATACTTAGAGGCTTAAAAGATGTTACTTTTAAAGGATTCATGAGTATTGTTTGGATGTCTGCAGGTCTTGCAGTTTTAAGTATTGCAATATTAGCTCTTGCAACAACTGCAAAATTGTTAATGACTGGTTTGTCTCCAATTTCAGCACAAAAAGAAGAGAAAGATCAGAATAGGAAATTTATTATGAATGGGCTTGGAGTTATAGGACTTATAACTTTAGCATCTATAGCTCTATTTGCTATTTTAGGAAGTCCCCCAGTAGCTGGATTAATTATTCTTGGGGCTGTAACAATGATTTCTCTTTCAATAGCTTTAATATCTTTAGGGAAAAGTATAAAAACCCTTGTAGAAGTATCTAAAAGTATAGGAGAGGAAGATATAGGAGATAGACTTAAAAAATTAATAGGAGGAACTATAGAAGGATTTGTAGGTGGACTTGATGCTTTATCTGGAGGTAAAAAAGGAATTTCCGGAATATCTGAATTTATAAAGAATAGTACTAAGATATTTGCTGGAACAGGGGTTTTAATGTCTATGGCATTAGCTTTATCTATGTTTGCAAAAGCTATTACTGCTTTTGCAGAATTAGAGAATATGAGAATTATAGAGGGGTATGATAAAGATGGAAAACCTATATTTGGTGAAAAAGTTAATATAACTAATGTTGCTGATAATATAACATATTCTATATCTACATTCTTATCAGCTCTTTTAAATTCAACAGAAAAACTAACATATGAAAAGGCAACTGCTATTAAGAAAATGGGAAGAGCTCTTACTGGAAAGAGAGGTATTTTAAGTGCAGTTATTCAATTTGCGGATGCCTTGAAAGTATATGCTCAATTTGGGGAAAAAAATGAAATAGGATATGTAGACTATGATGATAAAGGAAAAGAAATAAGACAGAAAGTATCAGCTTTAACTGTTGCTGATAATATGATAAAATCCTTTTTATATTTTACTAATTCATTATTTAATAAATCAGAAGAAGAATTTGGTGATGGAGAAGAAGCAGGGATCTCAGGACGTCAAAAGAGAAGAATGAAAAGAATGAGTAAAGCTCTTATTGGAAAAAATGGTATACTAGGAGCTGTTATACAATTTACTGATGTATTAA